TGCCTAGACGCTCAAGTAGTGCGGCTTTAGCTGCTGATGCCTTGGCCATTTGTTCAGCTTTATAAGCATCGACTTTAGCAAAACCAGCCTCAAATTCAGCCTTAGTAATTGGCTTTGCTTCTATAAATTCGATACCTTTAAAATCATTGCCTGTAATAACCCAGCCACCTTGAGGAATCAACATAGATAATACTTCTGCACCTGTAGCCATTATGCACCTATTTCCATTAGTGTAATTGTTGATGTTCCACCGTTGGCTTGAACTGCCAAAGTAAAACCGCTTAAATCTGTAGCCAGTTGGGTTTTGTAAGTTGTTGCAGATGTCGTTGCTGGAGAGTCAAGATAGGTAGTAGAGGCTGATCCTGCGTTAATTTCAACAGTTCCGCCGTTATAGCCCAAATACTTTTCAAAAGTAACAATAGAAGTCGCGCCTCTGAGTAGTCTTAATTGCAAGGCCCCGTTAGTACCAGAGTTTCTATGGCATCCAACCTGATTAACAAATACCAAAATCTTAGATGTAGCGGATGTAGGTGTAATTGTGGCAGTCAAGCCAGTATCAGCAAAAGTAGTTGATGTTGTTGATGTCTGTGTTGAATAAGTAGCATTTACTACTTGTAAAACTTTACCGCCACCGGCGGCCGCAGCCCATTTTAGACCTGTGCCTTGCGATGAATCGGCGGTTAGGACTGTTCCGTCCGCCCCGACTGGAAGTCGTGCCGGTGTATCGGCTGCGGTAGCGGTAATGAGATCGCCCTTGGCGTCAAGAATTACCAATGGATCGACTGCGACCCAAGAGAAATCCATATCGGTACTTGATGCCTTAGCCAGGACTTGGCCAGTAGTTCCGCCTTTTAGATCAACCAATGACGTATCAATGGAATCACCGAGTAATTCGATAGCGGTTGCGCCATCCTTTACTAGGTCGGTTGAGGTTGGAACCGTCCAACCAAAGTTAGGGGTCGTTGTTGCCATTACGCTACTGCTCCGATCGCATCAAGCCAAGTTAGGCTAGGGTTTAGGGTGTTCCATGATTCTAACGGGTCTACTTGTTCCCATTTTACCGCAAATTGGCTAAAGTTTATAGGAGATGCGTTGAATGTTACGGTGAGATTGTTAAGGCTGGCTCTGAACGTCCAACCTTCGATATAGCCTTGGAATGATCCGTTAGAGATATTAGGCGGTAAGTTTTGAATCCAGACTGGCTGGCCTAAGAATATGTTGATAAGGGCATCTCGATCGGAATCATCAATCTCAGGGTTTCCAAGAACAAAGGTTATATTCTGAAACTTGGCGTAAGGGAAGGCTCGTAAGGCGATGTATCTATCAGCAAAATCTTCTGCATCTACTGTTTTTTTAATACGAGAAGTAAAGGCCTGAGAATAAACGCCGAAAAGTTGTTGGCTTTCCGTATCTGTGGCTGTATAACTTTGGTTAGCGTTATTGTCATAAGTGATCGTATAAGAGTTTCGTAAGTCTCCTGCAAGGGTTGTAACCGACAGCCCAAGCCCGTTAGCGTGGTTAGCGTCAAGGGTCGTATAGCCGTTATTGGCTAGGTAGTCTTGGCGGTGTGTGGCGTCCGAATACCCGATTCTGCCCTGAGCGTCCTCGTATAAGACGCCAAAGGCTGAGTTAGCAATGGCAGTACATATCGAGTAAAGGTCTGTATCGCTAGACGACCTAGAGATAAGTTCATAGGCTCCCGGCTGATCGATCTCTCCAAGACCTACGTTAGCGGCGTTCGCCCAAGTTTCGGTGGGGTTATAAGTCGCCCAAGTTGTAGCCGGTGGAACGTCATTCCATGAACCTAATAGGTAACCGTTAAGTAGGGTGTAAATCTGATCCCCGTCAAAGTCCTGAGATAAAATTGCTGGATCGATAATCTTAGGTAATTTAGATAACGCTCCCAGCGCCGTGATGCTGGCAACGGTTGTATAGCCTAGATCACCCGCCTTATTAACCGTAATTGAAAAATCTGATATCAGCCCGCCAAAAATAGGAATAAAAGAGGTTGTGGAATCTGTAACCTCTACGGTAACGCTTGATCCAATAGTAAAGTTATATCCTGAATTATCAAAGTTCAGAAGTTGTAATTGGCAATAACCCGCGACGGGTTGCTGATAAATATCGTTGCGCCCAGAAGTAATAATTAGGTCTGCAATAGTGACGTCTGTAAGTTCTACGCCCGCTATAAATACCTTGTAACTAGGTGTATATAATGTCATGGGAAGACTAGTTGCCCTGCGCCTAGTGTGCCTCTAGCGGAAGAGTTGTTAAGGATTGTTACGATCTGGCGAGCAGTTGATTCGCTATCTATCGCGCCATTTACGGTTAGGTTGATAACTGTGCCACCCATGGCGCTAGCGCTAAGACGATTGTTAGGAATGATAGTGCCGTTAGTGTTAGGCGTAAATAACTCAGGGCCGCGTTCTCCGACCATATAACTAGTGCCGGCATTAACTGGGCCACCCATAGCCCTGCCTCCACCAAATAACTTTTGCAAGCCAAAACCAGCCACGCCAGTCGATCCTAATGCTAGTGGGTTTTCGTCAATAAATTTAACTAGTCTTTTAATGGCGTTATACGCGTTATTAACCGTATCGACGAGCGTCGCAAAATTATCGATGATAATACTGAGAGCCGTACCCAAGGCATTAAAGGCAAATTTTAATTGTGTGCCGATTACTGGGGCTAAGAAATCTCGCACGAAGGCGGCAACCGTCTTAAATAACGCTACGAGCGGTTTTAACTTTTCTTCATTCTCTGTAAGTTTTTCAGTTACCTTTTCAAAGGCTGATCTAAGGCCATCGATTACCGGCGTTAAAAACGCTGAGATCGCTGGGATAACAAACTCGGTAATAAATGCCCACATTGATCTAAGTGTAGGAACTACGTAATCGCGAATATAATCCGTAAGGGCTGTGAATACTGGGGTTAATTTTGGCCCTATTTCCTCTGCTAACTTCTGAACCGCCGGTATAACTTCATTAACAAAGTTAGTAACCATTGGCGTAATGGCATCTAATACAAAGGCTCCGACGGTTTCTTTACCTTCTGCAAATGCCACGTTAAGACGTTGCATCTTGCCTTGAAATGTGTCGGCCTGTTCTGATGCCTGACCGCCAAAGGTCTCAGCAAGTTTTGCCGTGATCTCTTCCATCGACATTGTCTTGAGTTCTGCTGCTGTAAGACCTACGCCCAGTTTTACCAATGACGCGGTGTTGCCCTCTTGGGCTTTAGCCAATGCGTTGGTGACGGCCTCGAGTGATTTACCACTACCAGCCGCGACATCAAGCGCGGTAGTCTGTAATTGAAGTGCCTTATCTGAATCGCCTGTGGCGCGTAAGAATCTTTCAAAACTTGGGCGTAACTCATCGTCTGTTACGCCAGTCAAAAGGGATGTTTTAAGTATCTGTGATTCGACGGCTGCTATCTGTTTATCTGTAGCGCCGGTGACGTTACTTAAGGTTTTTGCTAACTTGGCTTGGGCTGCTTCGTCCTCGATCGCCGCCTTTACGCCATCAACTAGTAACTTGCCAGCGTAAGCGGCTGCGGCTGCTCCTGCGGCTGCGAATGCTAGGGCAGCCTTTTTGCCGAATGCTCCGACTTTATCGCCAAAACCTTTAACGTCGTTATCAGCCTTATTAAGACCCTTGGTAAAACTATCAACGTCTGCAAGGAGTTTAAGTGTTAAGGCTCTGGATGTTGCGGCCATTATGTCCACTCCTTTAGAATCTTATCAAATGCGGTAGTCCACTTAGCGACTATCTCGGGTTGAATCCTGCGTAACGTTGGATAAATAAACCAGCCTTTAGAGCCGCGACCTTCGCGACCTGACCAGACTGGGAATTGCTTAAACTTGTTGGAACCGAACTCAGAACCTCCCCAGATGTCCTTCGTAGTTGCTCCGCCTGAGAACTTTTGAGATGCGAACCCATAAGTAATCTCACCGATTTTAGATGATTTCTTAACACGGGCTCCACTAGCGATACGTCCTGCGACTGCTCGGCTTGGCCGAGAGTTAGCCGTCTGGATAATCTCTGATCGAGCGAATTCCGCCAGCGCTCCCGACTGGCGTTTCGCTTCATCTTTTGCTTCATCCGTCATACCTTTTAGCGCCTTGAATACTTGGCGTAATTGGGCTTGATCTAGTGCTACTGGATCACTTGCCACGATTACGCTCCTCTAATATTTCAATAGCGGTCAAGATATCCTCACCTGTTCGCCAATGATCCATAGGGATCTGAGTAGCGATTGCCAGTTCTATTAAGAGTCGGCTTACGCTTCCCCTTGGATGACTTTTGGGTTTTCGTCACCGACTTCAACGTCTGCGATCGATTCCATCCATACATCCAACGGCTTAGTAGGCTTGCCCCCGGCATCTCTTTTCATAGCGCTATGGGCTACGAATAAGATGTCCCACATTCCGCCGAACTGAGAAATAACCTTTTTTGTGGTTAGTTCCCATTTAGCGTAATCTGGCGGGCGAACTTGGTAGATAGTTTCTGTTCCGTCTATATATTTAATTGTTATGTTCTGTTGCATTTTTTGCTCCCGATCTGTTGATTAACTGAATGTTTCTACGACTGCGCCCTTTGATACTTTGAAAGTAAAGTCTACTGTCTGAGCATCTGTTCCTGCACCGCCAGCGGTTGGGAATTCTGGCATGATTGGGAATACGAACTGAGCGCCCGTAGCCGCTGTAAGTGTAACGCTAATGTCCGTGTCTGGAGCGGTTTCAGCCGCTGTCCAAAGAGCCTCACATACTGAGTTAGCCTTGCCCCAGTCTGCGAGCATAGATAGCGCGAAAGTACCTTCGATGTTTGTGGTCTTGTAAGCCTCGCCGTCGAGTGTCTGATATGTCTCGCGAACGTTGGTCTTTGTGAGTACTGCGCTTGTTGCTTGTGCTTCGATATCTGTTCCACCTGTGAAAGATAGAGAAATATCGCGACCTGTGATTACTGTGGTTGCCATTATTTATCCTTTATGTTGTTTGTGTGTAGTAGGTAGAAACTCTGATATCTGCGACCAAGCAATTAGAAGGCCCGACTTGAGTTACCGTAGGTTTTTCAACCGCCCCGATTGTGTACCCGACTGGGATTACTTTCAGAACGCTCATTACTAGTTGCTCGAGATTGTCGAGCGATGCTGGGTTGGAGTTATAAGCAACGGCAACCGAGATCACGAGATTAATTTTTGTGTGAAGTGTGCTCTTATTGATTGTTTCTAATTCTAGATAAGGTGAATCTGGCACGGTAACTACGAAAGGAACCATAGGAGCCTCTGGGACGTAGGCGTACACATTACCGGCAACGTTAGCGAAGGCCGTCGCTAGAGGCTGGCGTACTGTGTCAAGAATGGTCGATGCTGGCATTATTGCACCATAGAATCGGTGTCAATAAACGGCCCTAGGAGCCCTGACACTCTATTGAAAAGACTGCGGCCTAAACGATATGGGCTAACTTGAGTGAAGTCGATTCCCTCAATCTGACCGCCGGGGGCGATGCGAGATTGGAATACTTCTACCGATACGGCTAGAACTGCTGACTCTACCGCCGGTACTCCGACGTATGTAGAGGCTCCTGAAAGTGTTGCAAGTCCTGAAGGGATAACTCGTCGCTCTGTAATATCTGCATTTGTAATCGCTACCGTAAAGAATCCATTAAATTCTCTGTAAACGCCATCGACAAATATACGAGCATTAGAATTAACGATAAATGTATCTACGTCGTAATTGCTAGATTCTAGAATAGTAAATGTGCCGTTAAATGGGGAGCCGCATCCTGTGATTACTACGCTCTGACCCTCTGAGAAATTATTGTCGCCTAAGACTTGATAGGTGGCGATATTGTCCTCAAGTTCTACTGCCTGAATTGGCGATGCGTACTTGACGAGCATAGGCAAGATTACGGACTCAGCCGTATCTATTACATCTGTTAAATATGCGTCGTTATAAAGGGATGTAGAAACGCCAAGGATTGACCTTAGTTCTGCTACGGTGACAATCGTTGCCATCTCTACATCCTCTCTAGTAAACGACTGGGGGAGCGATCGGGAGCAACCGCCCCCCCATGATTAGTTTTGGTTATGCAACCTTGTATAGGTATGCGCCAGCGCCTAGTTTTGTCGCGATTGCGCCATAACCGTAGTATCCGACCTCTACCTGACCTGTTGAGATAAGGTTTGTCTGCAGTGATAGGCGTGGTGACTCGTACCATGTGTAAGCATCTGGATTGACAATGATTAATGTGTCATCGCCAAGTCCTGAACCTGCGTTAAGTGCAGTTGATACGCGGAGGTTAAGTCCGAGAAGGTTTCCACGAATTGCTGTTGCGGTAAGTGTTCCGCCTGCATTCTGAGGGTTGATTGTCTGTTGGAAAATTGGGCGATTAGAAGAATCGACCAAGCCCATTAGAGCGCCCCATTGTTCTGGAGATACGACGATGTTCTGTGCGAATCCGAGTGTGCCCTTGTAGATTGACACGGCTGCATCTGATACGAAATCAGATACTAGAGCGCCTGTTGTAAGTGCTGCACGATTTCCGCCGTCTGTTCCGCCAGCGATTAGTGCGGTACCGACTGCTACATCTGTAGCCTTTGCGTATGCGAACTCCATTTGACGTACGAGTTCTGCAAAGAATGCAGGAGATGAACGATCCAACAACTCAAGGCTGAAGGTTTGACGTCCAATAAACTTTTTTACTGAAACTGATACGAAGGCTGAGTTCATGTCTGTTTCTGATGGTGCGCCGCCTTCAGATGCAACTGCAACTGTTGGAGCGACTGTAATTTTTGGAATCTCAAAAGTCATACCAGCATCTGGTAGTGCTCCGCGTGAGATTGAGTCAATGATTGGACGATCTGCATTTGAGATGCCGTTAATGACCTCAGTTAATTGACGTGTTGGTACGAGTCCGGCGTTATCTGTTGTATCTGCTGCTGCTGCAACGTACATACGAGATTCTTCTGAACCTAACTTAGCGCGTACTGAGTGCTCGAGATAAGAAGCCTTATCAACGATAGGGTTACGAACTGTTGTCGAAATATAAGGTGCTGTTGCAGCCTTAACTTCGACTCTTGCAGCCTCTACCGTTTCTGCGGCAGATGCGACTTCTGGAACGGTAGTGTCTGACACTTGTTCTCCTTCTGTGGTTGATGGTATTTCTTCCTGAGTTGGCTCAGAAACTTCATTGTCTACGGCCGCTACTTTTGCGACCTCAGCGCCGGGGATTGCGCCATCTGTGACGAGGCTAACCTCGATTAAGTTACTTGCGCTAATTGCCATAACGCCGTCTTTGTTATTCCACTCTTCGACATCGACCCCAACGCTGAAATCAGAACGAAGTCCTGTTGCAGCCTCTTCGAGGGCGTCATTACCGGCGGTGGTCTTAGCGATCTTAAATTCTGCGATGATGCCTTGGTCGTCCTGTTCAAAACTGACAAGTTTTCCGAGCGGTCTTGTAACGTCATGCTGAAGAACTAGTTTTGTGTTCTTAGACATCTTGATCGAGTCCTTCTCGAACATCGTGCGACCGGCTGAGGTATTACCTTCAGCGTTCCACGACACAATACGCCCAGCGATAATGCGTGACTCTGCATCCGCTGCCGTGATTGCTACTGGCATAGTTATCTTCATGAATCGTCCCTCTCGTTATGAATTAAATCTTCTTCTTCTTGAATCTGCTCGACACTCATAGCGCCAATGCGATTAAGAATCTCGTATACCTGAGCGCGTTGGAGCGCATCTGTACGAAGGAACTCGTCTAGCGAGAAACGGATTGTCGAGGTTGAAGATACGAAATCTGGCATAGAGAGCCTCTGCTCAATCGCTGTAAGAATTGGTTTCATTGAAAAATCGATAAGCGAACGACGCTCCGATACTGCGTTGGAGTAGGTCATGCTCGTCATTTCAGCGCTAACGAAGTACGCGGGAAGGTTGCAAGCGCGAGCCAATTCCAGAGCAACATACTGGCGAGCCTCATTGAGTTGGAGTTTTGCTGGATCGATGCCCAACGCTTGCAATTCTACATCGGCATTAAGAAACGCCGTAGACTTGGTGAGTCGAGCGTTACGCCATGATTCTAGAAGTTTAGATATACGTTCTGCCGGTAGATTCGTTCCATTAGACTTAAGAACTTGTAAAGGTACTGGCTCTTTAGCGAAAGTTTCTGCCGCTTGCTCTAATGCATGAGCCGCACGAATTGTACGACCTGCGCGATTAAGTAGTCCTTCATCCATTCCGTAGAATACGACTAGTGAGCCTACGCCTTGATTGGGAACGACTGAGCCATCGACTTGGTAGCCGACAATCTCTGTCTGAAGATGATTAAGTTTAGGAGTTACGCGATCAGGTGCTACGCGAGTCCATGAACGAACGCGACCCGTATCGCCATACTGCTCGAGGACTTGGCCATAACCAATTCCGTGGAAAAGGAGGTCTTCCGCAAGCCAAGCGTAAATGGCAGAGCCGGGTACGCGTGGGTCTGGCTGATTGATTACGGCTGGGGTTGGTTGATGTCCGCCGTTAAGTTTTGAATATTGCTCTAAAGGTAATCCGGCGAGAGTAGTGCAGATAATATTACGAGCACGGGCGATTGTTGGAACTGCCATCGCTT